CTAAGCATCTTCATTCCAGCACTCGTGCGATCGCCACATCTGCCCTTTCTCCTGCACGAAACTCTTCAGCCCCCACCGCAGCCCCTCTCCCCGGCTGCTTCTTGTCCGCCGCGCAGACAAATCTTCGCCGCTCACCACGCCCTCTCCCCTCCACACCACGCCTCCGCCGCTCCACACCACGCCTCCGCCGCTCCACACCCCGGCTGCGCCGCTCCACGCCACGCCTCCGCCCCTCCGCACCCCGCCTCCCCGCACCACACTTTTTTGGCGATGCTAAACTCTCCATCCCGCGCTCATCATTGAGCCACATCAAGCCTCCCTCGACCACCGCATTCCCGGCATTCGTTAACAAAGATTTACCGCCCGGCCGTTGCACAGTCGCATCGCCCTCTGCTCCGCATTATGGATCGCCGAGTCCCTGTCCAGTTTGTGCTGTAACGTCCACCCATCAATGCTCCTGCTGCGACCAGTATTTCTGTGGCAGGCACATTTATTCTTGCGTTGACTGTGACATCCACTGTTGCGGCGAATGTCTTGATGCCCATCATGCCGATGGCCACTGGGCCGACTCCGACACCGCCGCTGAACTGGGTCACGCACAAGCCGGTCAAGCATCACTCACTTTTCGACGCCATCTCAGCGGATCAACCTCTCCGGCTTGCAAAGAATCCGAATGCGGCGATGCGTCCACACAGCACAGCACACCCACACAGCACAGCACACCAACACTCAGCAGCACGCCCGCGCCCGGCAACACATCTGCACAGTGCGATGCCTCTACACAGCACAACATGCCAACGCTCAGCACCACACCCACACTCAGCAACCCGCTCAAGACACCGGCCGTAGCCAGCGCACCACTCTCACGCGACACAACAACAGCCGGCCGTATATTCCCTCCGGAGATCCAACCCGCTCCATCTCCATGGCGCACGCTCCTTATCGCATTCAATTCGCTCATAACTTTTTCATGTTCGCGGCGTGTCTTCATTTCAACGGAGGCATGTTTATGAACAAGCTGCGTAATCCTTATTTAGTTGTCACTGTTAAATGCGCTGCTCCGGGCTGCACCAGTGTCCGGCGTGAAGCCAATCACTGGTTCGTAATCTCCATAGAGCAAGGAAGGTTCACCTGTTGTCATTATCTGCCCGCCACCGCTCTCCGCGCCTCTGATGTGCCGGCATGCGGCCAGGCATGCGCTCAAAAACTCTTCGAACGATATTTGGCCAGGTCGGCGTCGCCGCCGTTTCCGCCATAGCCAATAACCATTAGGCATGCGCCTTGATGCCAACGCCACATACTGCCAAACCAAAAGTAGACATACTGCCGAACCAAAAGCCACTTAACCGCAACGCTGGAGATGAACATGCCTCTGGAACCTAAGCCGGATCCAATTGCCGCTAAGCTTCGCATCGTCAATCCGTCAGCATGCACCGTTTCATCGCAGAGAGCAGACCGTCCAACATTAAGTCCATCGGCAGTCGATCACCAGCGGCAAGCTGGGCTTGAAGTTCTGAATTCGTCTCATGCCCATCCGCCTCGTGGCACAGCGTCTTTAGGTGTCTCTCAGGGCGTTCTCCGTCCCGCGCAAAGCTCTTTCAACTCCTGCGTCTATGTCGCGTTGCGGTGCCGCCATTGCGGCGATATCAGGCAGGCTCTCGCCAAAATTCCCCCGGCTGAAAGCCACGTCTGTCCTGAATGTTCGCAGCCGTGCAACTTCGTTTACCTGGGCTCCGGACTCACCCAAAAGCAGCTTCCATTCCATGAGCTTTATCCCAATGAACAAACCCAGTGGGCGCGCCGGATCGATGACTCCGTTGATAGTTCATAAAGTTCGGCCTGCCACGGGTCGCCAGTGAAGACCCACGCTCATCGCAGGTAAGCCCTTGAAGTTATCAATTACCACAACCCTGCTGCGCAACCAGCTCAAGAAATCTGCGTAGCGGAGCCAAATCCAGCAATCCGTGCCGGCTGAATTGCCGGCCGTCGCCTGTTTTCAAATTGTGAGGAGAAGCGTGTCAGAGCCGCAACCATTGATTCCGGTTTATCGAATGCATCAGCCCATCATGGTCTCTCCCTGCATTTTGGGGGATCCGTGTCGCATCTGTGTCCTTCATGCACTTTGTCAATCTAGCCCGTGCACCGGCTGCCGCCAGGGTAAGGCTTACGAATGTGAGCGTGCCCATCCCAGCGCTCCTGCGTTCATGGTCAAAATACAGGTGGCCATGCAGTTCATCCGGGACGGAATGGCAAACTTCATCCATCGCAACAGCGCTTTGCAATTGAATTTCTCCCGGCTTACTGATCTGCGGGATATGAGCGCCCACGTAAATGGAAATGTTATCTGGCAATACATTGTGGGCCCGCGCATAGTTCGTCTCACCGTCGATATGGCTTGGGCTGTTCCCATCGCCAGTATCGTCACTTCCTCAAGCGAACCTGAAAGTCAGGACGAAGCCTCAGCCACGTCGGAGCCACATGGGGAGGCAATCGCAGATGGGCCTGACAATTTCATTTCCGAACCAGTCAGCCGGTCTGAACTGTGGACCTAGAGCGTGCTTCATAAATGCTTTTCAGCCCGCTGATCGCCGGAAATTATGCCTGTCGCCATGATGAAACCATCGGATACTACATTGCCGCAATCTTCCATCGTCAAAGCCGAACACGCGCCTGCTCCTGCCGGCGACTCCGCCGCCAATCTCGTTGTAAAGTCTCCGCCCGCTATTTCTGACATGCCCTTGAAAACCTTTGTCCATGAAGCATGGAAGTTCCTCGAGCCTGTCAGCACTCTCGTATGGAATTGGCATCTCGATCTAATTTGTGAATACCTGACGCTTGTTCGTGAGGGCAATTTCAAGTCCACCTGCGGCCTGGAACTGGAAGGCATCATCTTCAACGTTCCTCCACGGACCATGAAAAGCCTTCTCATCTCTGTTTTCTTTCCTATCTGGGTCTGGGCCAAATATCCGGAACGCCGCTTCATGTTTGTTTCTTATTCTGAGAAGTTAAGCACGCAGCATAGCGTCTTCCGCCGCAGCCTCATTGAGTCGCATTGGTATCAGGAAAGGTGGAGCACGGTTTTCTCCCTTTCGCGTGATCAGAACGTTAAGAGTCACTATGAAAACTCCAGGCGTGGCACCATGTTTTCAACCGGCATGCAGGCCACTGCCACAGGCATGGGCGGCGACATTCTTATATTTGATGATCCTCTGAACCCCGAGCAGGCCATCAGTCAGTTGGAAAGGGAAGCGGTCAACGTCCGTTTTGATACCACGTTTCGCAGCCGCATCAATGATCCCGCGACTGGCGTAAAAATCATCATCATGCAGCGCCTGCATGAGCTTGATCTCACCGGCCACGTGCTTGCCCGTGAGAGCAGCCGTTGGAAACACATCAGCCTGCCGGCAACCGCTGAAAAAGCTGAGTCCGTGGAATTCCCTGATACAAAGCGAGTTCAACCGCGCCAACCCGGTGACCTGCTCTGGCCTGAGCGTCTGCCGCGATCTTTTCTCGATAGCCAGCGCGTCGGCATGGGCAGCTGGGCCTTTAACGGACAGTATCAGCAAAGCCCCGCGCCGCTTGATGGTGGTATCGTCAAGCGCCAGTGGGTGCGTTTCTATCGCCAGCTTCCGAAAAATTTTGAGTTCATGGTCCAATCCTGGGACTGCACTTTCTCCGGCGGCTCTGATAATGACTTTGTCGCCGGCCAGGTCTGGGCGCGCTCCGGCGGAAAATATTTCATGCTGCCGTACCGCACCTATGAGCGGCTTGACTTTGGCCCAACCATGGCGGCCATCAAAACCTGCCATGCCCATTTTCCGCAGGCGCACGCTGTGCTGATTGAAGATAAGGCCAACGGCCCTGCAATTATTAGTGAGCTGCGCAAAGAAATTCCCGGCATCGTTGCCGTCAATCCAGAAGGAGGCAAAATCGCCCGCGCCCAGGCCACCGCGCCGCTCTGGGAATCCGGCAGCATTGATCTTCCTGATCCCCAAGTCTTCGGCCTTCCATGGATGGAAGACTACCTCCACAACATCTGCGCGTTTCCCAAGGCCGCGCATGACGATGACATGGACTCAACTTCCCAGGCCCTCATTTATATGCGCGGCCGCCTCGGCGGCGGCATTGTCGATTTTTACCGCCAGCAGGCCTTGGATCCAAACCACACTCGTGGATCGCACGCGCCGGGGTCCCCAGAGCGCGCTGGTTTTGCGCGCGCTGGGGTGGAGGTGCCCTCGCCTGCGAAGGGACGCCTTTCGGCCTCCGAAACAGCGCTTAAGCGCAGAGTCATCGAAGCCATTGAGCAGGGAACTCATATCCAATGCAATATCAAGCAGTATCCGGAAATCCGTGACGCTCTCGACCGTGCTGCAAAAAGCTGGATTGGTTCTGAAGATGAGGCTCGCCTGGCGCTTGCCCTCAGTGAAATTGAAAGACTCGATCAGCTATTCGATTGGACGCCACAGATTAACGAGTAGATGCCGAACGAATATCAGGATTGCGACCGCCTCCATGGCTGAAGACATAAATCTACAGCGCAGTCATACGTGAACGCAGTAAAGCTTGTCATCGTGAGCGGAGCGCCGCTTGGGCGTCACATTCTGAAGAACCCGATTGGCGCGTAGTCGAAGGATCGCGAGAATACGTCTTCTGCATTGCAGCATTAAGGCGTTCTCACGAAAGAGTTAACCAAACCGGCTTGATAGAACGAGCGAAACTCATGTGGCACAGCCGCCCCCGGTGTGCAGAAACCTGTCCTTCGAAACTAGCGCCGAAGGCGCGAAATTCTTGAGCCCAGCGCGTCAGCGCTGGGAAAACTGGGGGGAGCTGGGTTCTTTCAACCCGGCAACATGAACTTCCCATCATCCGTCTTTTCAATTTCACCGCCTTCAGCCATGCGGCGCAACACCGTATGAATGGACGACAACAGATTCACCTGACCCTCACCGACTCCCATTTTCAAAAGGTCCTCGCGGATGTCTGTCGGGCTGAGTGGGGTCTGGTGGATACGAAACAGTCTTCGAATGGATTCCGTGAACCCCGGCTTGGCATCCATGGAAAAGCCCTCGACCAGCAATAGCTTGTCGATCTCTTCCGGGGCAGCGCCGCACTGTTCGCCCAGTGCCTTCACAGTCTGCTTTAATTTGCGGATCTTCTGGTCCAGATCATGGCGCTTTTGTAGTTGTTGCAGCAGATCCAGCTTTGCTGTCGCGTATGCCTGTTTGTAGGTCTCTCGCGCCATAAGTGTCGCAAGTCTAAATAATGTCTAAACGGATGTCAATAGTTGACAGTGTCCGATAATAGAGGAATATTCGGATATAAACCAGAAATAATCATTTTTTCTCTTGACTTTAAAACCTAAACTGTCGTATAAGATGTCTATGCAGGGCGGTAGTTGGTCTTGCATAGCCGGGAGCGGCGCCGGCTTAATCAAACGGCCTGCAACCTTTCCAAGGCCGGCGCATCGTTCGCGTCTGCTGCGGGAACCTCATTCTGGGCACTCGCGTGCAGCTTCACTCACTGCCTCGGCAGGAGCCGGCGCTCGCACCGGGTAGCAGAGACAAACGGATGCTGTTGGTCCGTCCTCCATCGCAGAATGACTAGGTTCCCAAAAACCGTCAAAAAATAATCAAAAGCTGACGCTGCTCAGGCCGCTCCTTATTTCACCGGCCTGCGCCTGGCGTCGAGGTCTTTCCATGGCACACGATCATAACGGCCGTGTCGGTCCGCCGCGCTGTGAAGAGTGTAATGCCTCCATCCACTCAGATGAGCGGCGTTCCCATTCGGAATTCGCCCGCTCTCTTTGTTTGGATTGCCAGTTCGCGCTCAATCCTTTTCTCAAGCAAAAAATAAAGATAAATAGGATACGGAAACTCTCTCAAGTCGGGCGCACTTGTGAACCGCTGTCATCCTGAGCGGAGCGCCTCGACGGCAGATTCATTGCCCAAAACGTGTAGCACAGAGTCCAAGGACCCCCTAGGGATGCCTCACTGCACCATGCTGCACCAAAGCATTCTTACGATACAACTTTAGGAGACAGCTCATGAATAAGAAGACGTTGATATTCGCCTTGATCGGCCTGTCCCTCACCACCTTGCTCGTCTTTTCTCAAACCTCCAGTCAGTTTCCTGAGCTGGATAAAAATGGTAAGCCCTTGCAGCCTCGGCCCATGCCGCATCTGGTGTATTCGCCGGCTGATCTCGGCCACAATGCCGTGGTCCTTCCAGCATCGGTCGGCGGAGCTACTCCCGGCACGAACATCATTCGCCTTGGTGACGCCACTAAAATGACTGTATTCGTATCTTGCACCCAGAACTCTGATTTGGTCATGAACGTCTATACTGCTGACGATCAAAGCCAGTCCAGTCCGAATTTCACCTTCTATAACAGTTACGTCATTGCCACCAACATGGCCTCCGGCGCGCAACAGGCATTTGTCGCCAGTGAACTTGCTCCCACAGTTACCAGCGGCACTCTGGGTGCGCCGGTGCGCTTGCCGCAACTGGCTGTCTCTTTCTTTGAGAAGAATGATGTAGCCACAGCAGGAGTCTGCACCGATCGCGTGATCGTCGGCTACTAAAGTCCTTTCAACGCTGCAAAAGCGGTTTAAAGCGGAGCGACATGTAAGAGGACACCGGGCAGCGAGGCCAGAGCCCCCGACACGTGTTCTTGGCGTGTCGGGGTGGGACGCCGACAACGCGCCGAGCTGCTCCTATAAACCGTCCCTCTCGATCCGTCATCCCGAACCCGAGGTCGAGCCTTAGGTGAGACCGAGTAGGTGAGGGAACGGCTCTGCTGCCGCATCGCGTGAGCCAGAACCCAACTTTCAATTCGACAAAAGCGTCCTGAACGAGATCCGTGTCCGTGAACGAGACAAATTTCAGGCACGAGTTTACCTTCCACGCTGCCAAAACGGTTTGGAGCGGAGCGACATGTAAGAGGGCATCGGGCAGCGAGGCCGACCACGCGCCGAGCTGCCTGCCGCAAGGCTGAATACTTCATCACACAAAAGAACTGCCACAGCGGTTTGGAGCGAAGCGACATGTAAGAGGACACCGGGCAGCGAGGCCGACCACGCGCCGAGCTGCCTGCCGCAAGGCTGAATACTTCATCACCACAAAAGAACTGCCACAGCGGTTTGGAGCGAAGCGACAGAATGAAATGGGGCGGAGCGACATATGAAATGGACTGGCGAATACATCATCGATGACGCAGGCCAATGCCGCTGGCATGAGGGCCTGCGCATCTACGATGAGCACATGAAATCTGCTTATCGCAAAAACGTTCTGGTTGAATTCATCATTGAAACTTCCGCCATCATGGGCGTGAAAGTGGGGATTGCTTAGTTATGGCTGAAACTGTTAATGGCGGAAAACTCACTGCACTGGAACCTGGTCTTGCGGAACTTGGGTTCGTGGCCCGCGTCGGCCGCCGGCTGCGCAACGCGTTCGATGTCTGGTTTGGCCCCGATCTTCCCATGCCGCCCAGCGCTCCGGCCGGTACTCCGCCGCGCACGCTTGATTATCCTGTCGGCTACAACATCAACATTCAGCCGCGCAACCTTGAGCCTATTTCCTTTCATCAAATGCGTTCGCTGGCTGACTCGTTTGATCTTGTCCGTCTCTGCATTGAAACGCGCAAAGACCAGGTCAGCCGCATGCCCTGGGCGTTTCGGCTTAAGTCCCCGCCAGGTCAGCGCAAGCATGCCGTGAACACCAGCAACAGCGCCATCAGTGGCGATGATAATGAAGAGCAGGATCCGCGTCTCACCCAGTTGACTGATTTTTTTTCTTATCCTGACCGCGAGCACACATGGCAGCAATGGGTGCGGCTGCTTTTGGAAGACTTGCTTGTCCTTGATGCCCCGGTTCTCGTACCCATCGTCTCTCAGGAGGGCGAGCTTTGGTCTCAGGGCAAAACGCTTTACGCGCTGGAAGTGATCGATGGCTCAACTATCACGCGCAAGATTGACGCCATGGGACGCACCCCCGCGCCTCCCTCAGTTGCCTACCAGCAGATTCTTAAGGGACTGCCGACGGTTGACTTCACCTCAGAGCAACTCATTTATCGTCCTCGTAACGTGCGGGCGCACAAGTTCTTCGGCTTCTCGCCGGTTGAGCAAATTATTCTTACCATCAACATTGGTCTGCGCCGCCAGATTCATCTTCTCAATTACTACACAGAAGGCAATGTGCCGGAGGCCGTTGCGCAGGTCCCCAAAGAGTGGTCGGCTGACCAGATCAGTGAATTTCAAGAGTGGTTTGATAGTGCGTTGGCCGGAAACTCCGCTCGTCGCCGCCGCATCACCTTTGTTCCTGAGTGCGGCAATCTCCAGTTCACCCGCGATCCCATGCTCAAGGATGCACTCGATGAATGGATTACCCGCATCGTCTGTTACGCTTTCGGTCTCTCACCGCAGCAGTTTGTCAGCGTCATGAACCGTGCCACCGCTGAAACCAGTGTGGAGCAGGCCGCCGCGGAAGGTCTCGTCCCGATCCTCGGTTATCTGGCTGATACCATCAATTTCATCGTGAACCGCCACTTCGGCTTCACCGACATTGAATTTGTCTGGGAGCAGGACCGCACTCTGAACGCTCTTGAGCAGGCAAAAATCGATGACATTTATGTCCGCGCCGGCGTTCTCTCCATCGACGAAGTTCGTGAAAGCCTGGGCAAGCATCCCATCGGTGCCGCCAACGCCGTAATTACTACAAGAGGAATTTTTCCTCTACAAAGCAAAGCATCGCCGCAAAATGGCGGATCGTCTGCGAAAGACCAGCCAATCACCTCAGATGCGCCAAACCCTCAACCGTTGCCGTCGTGAGCAAAATCCGAGTTCCGCGCGGGATCAGGACAACCGAAGGATCTCGAAACTGCATGCAATGAGAACACGGCATTAGGGAACTCTGGGAGTGGCTCAGTTAAAGAAGCGCGACCTGAGCCACTACCGAATCCCAGATGAATGGATATTGAATCGCTGGATATAGAATCACTTTCATCTCCACCAACTCGTCATCCCGAATCCCCGTTAGCGAACGCGCGTTTTCTTCAGCGCGTGAGTGGGGGTGAGGGACCTTGTGCTTAACACGTTTTGGTACTTCGTCTTACCTGTGATTAGCGAACGGCCATTTCTTTGAGATTGATCAGCCCTGATTGCCCAGCGCCGTTAGGCGCGATGCGAAGTTAGCCCACCCTGAAGGCGAGCGCAAGCGAGCCGGGAAGGGTGGGTGCACAGCAAAATAAATTCAAGCCCCTTTTAGGGGCGGCATACTGGCAGCCCACCGGCTGCCTTTTCCATTTTGGAGCCAACATGAAATCTTTAAATCTCTTCGCCCAGATCGCCAAGATTGACGAGTCAAAGCACGAAGTCTGGGGTCTTGCCACCGCCGAAGTTGTCGACAAAGAAGGCGAAATCTTCGACTATCAATCCTCCAAGCCCTATTTCAAGAACTGGAGCGATGAAATCGCCAAGGCCACGGAAGGGAAAAGCCTGGGCAATGTCCGCGAGATGCACGCGCCCAGCGCTGTCGGCAAGCTCGTCGCCATTGCTTTTGATGACGACCTCAAGCAAATCCGCGTCGGTGCCCGCATTGTTGATTCCGTCGCCTGGCAGAAGTGCATGCTCGGCGTCTATACCGGCTTCAGCATTGGCGGTGCGTATGTAAAGTCCTGGAAGGATGGCGAGTACCTGCGCTTTACCGCCAACCCGGTGGAAATCAGCGTGGTCGATAACCCCTGCGTTCCCGGCGCTCACTTTACCGCCGTAAAAGCGGATGGCACCTGCGAAGTCCGCAAATTTACGCGGACCGCCGCTCCCGGCCATGCCGCCAGGGTCGGCACTCATAATTCCGGCGTCGCCAAAGTTGGCGCGCGTCACTCCAAAGAAACTCTGGCGCATCTCGCCGCAATTAAAGCCTGTATGGATTCAATGTTCCAAAGCCATCAGGAAGCCGACGACCACATGGAGGCACTTCTTGGTCCAGCCGATTCTGACGAAACCAAAATGTCGGCATCGGCAGAAGTACAAAAAATTCCCGGCAATCAAAATCCCGGAAGAAAGACAGGAGAGCAAAACACAATGCTGGAAGCAAATGACAAAGCGCAATTAGAAAAGGCGCGGACCAGTTCCGCGTCTGCGCTCGCCAAGCTGGCTGAAGTGGAGCAGGAAGTGGCTGGCTTGCGCAGCGAAATGGAAAGCAATAACCAGGAGATCCAGCGGTCGCTGAACAATCTTCTGTCACTGATGGAAAAGTTTGTAGCGCCCCAGGAATCAGGGTCTCTGGCGGAGCGCAGCCGCGTGGCGCGCACCGGCGTACCAACACACTCCGTAACCAAAGAGGACGATGCTCGTCCTGCGCTGGCCAAGTCCGCCGGTGAACCCAGCGTCCATGAGTTGCTCAAACGAACGCTGCAAAAGCCGCAACCGGCCTCCGTTTACCTGCGATAGCGCTGTTTTCTAAACCCCCCTCTCCGTGCGTATCCCCACGGGGTGGAGCAGGCATTTATGCCTGGCGGTTATCGCTTGAACTTAGCCGGCTTTAGCCGCTGAGGTTAATGAATCATTCAATCCCGCAGTCTCCACGCGGAGAAAAGGAACCAGAATATGTTTGGCGATCTCAGTCAGCAGACATTTGATCTGCTCAACAAGGCGGAGCTCTCTCCGTTGAATAAAACCACCATCAGCCAGTCGCTCATCAGCGGCGTGGCTGGCAACTTAAACGCATTTGATCTTCGCGGCCCAGCGCTTCAGCTTTATCCGGTCATCACTCCGTTGCGCAACCGCTTGCCGCGTCAACTCAGCGACCGTGGCGATCTGGCCACCCGCTGGAAAGCCATTACGGGCGTCAATACTCAGGGCTTTGAGCTTGGCGTTGCTCCGGGCCGGCGCTCGGCGGAAATGAGCGTCACTGAGCAGGATTATGTCGCATCTTATGCAGGTCTTGGACTCGAAGCTTCCATCGACTGGGAAGCTGTTTGGTCCGGCGGCAAGGAATTCGATAACAAAGCCACACTGGTCCAGTCATTGCTGCGCGCAGTCATGATCGGTGAAGAAAACGTGCTGCTCAATGGCAATGCATCCATGCCGCTCGGTACGCCAACGGCTCCAACTGTTGCTCTTGCCAACGGTGGCACACTGGGCTCCGGACTCAGCCTCTTGGTCTTTGTTACTGCGCTTACCGCCCGTGCTTTGGCGAATTCCACGGTCTCCGCCAGCGGCGTGCCTTACGGCCAGGTTACCCGCGTCAACATTGACGGCACATCCACTCAATACGGAGCTGGCGCCAGCACCATCAGCGCTGCTTCTTCCGCTGCGGTCACCACCGCCGGTCAACAGACGGTTGTGGCTACCGTTCCCGCCGTAAAAGGCGCAGCCGGATACGCATGGTACATCGGCACCAGTGCAGCTACTGCTACGTTGAACACCATTACCACCGTCAATAAAGCCACTATCAGTGCTCCTGTTGCCGGAACTCAATTGGCCAATGCCGCCAACTCAAACACAGACGGCTCCGCCAACACGCTGGTGTTCGATGGCTTTCTCACTCAGGCATTGAAGTCCAATGCCGGCTATTTCGCCTCGCTCGACGGTAACGTTCTTACCGCTGATCAGGCCAACGGCATCGTTGAAATCGACATTGCGCTCCAATGGTTCTGGGACAATAAGCGCCTCAGCCCCACGGAAATCTGGGTGAACTCGCAGGAAGCGCGCAATATCAACAAAAAGATCGTCGCCTCCGGCGGCGTTCCGCTCTTCCGCTTCACCTTGCCGGGTGGTACCGGATCGGACGATGACAAGCCCGCTCTGTTGGGTGGCGCAAGCATTGCCAAGTACTGGAACAAATTCACCCAGCAGTTTCTGGACATCCGCATCCATCCCAATCTTGCTCCGGGCACCATTTTCTTTAACAGCTCGGAGATTCCTTACCCGCTCTCCGGCGTGGACAACGTTTCTTTTGTCCGCTGCCGCCGTGATTATTACCAGATTGAGTGGCCGGTGGTTTCTCGCCAATATGTCTATGGTGTGTATGCCGACGAAGTCCTCGTCTGCCGCGCACCGTTCTCGCTCGGCGTGATCGCAAATGTAGCCAACGGATAACCACATTGTCAGTGGCTCGATTGCCGGCCAATCGCCGCTGACGCTCCCGTCTGAAAAAAAGCAGACAAGGGAGCTGGAAGGCAGCCTTAGGTCCCCGCCCGGGCTGCCTTTTACTTGGCCGCACCAGCAGGGCTAAAAATTCCCAAAGTGCACATTGCGTACCGAGGCCCAATTGCCAGTTGGTTTTCAATTTACCCAATTACCAAATTACTCAATTACTAATTCCTTCTAGGAGGTAACCAATGGCCGCCGCACCTGACGATCTTTGCACCGTGGCAGAACTCAAAGCATGGTTGCCCAACCAGGGCAACAATGACGATGTCACTCTGCAAAGCCTCATTTCCAATGCCAGCCTGCAGGTTTTGCAGTACATTGATCGCCCACACCTTCTGGCCGGAGTGCTGGGCAATTTAACTGAGACCTATGATGGAAACGATTCTGACCGGCTGCTCCCGCACCAATTTCCGATCATCGCGGTCACCAACCTCAGCATTGATAACATTCCTGTGCAGCAAAGCACCGGCCCAACTTTAGCTGGCTTTCTTTGGGACGCGCGCCGCATTCTTCTCCGCGGCTTCCGCTTCTGCCATGGCTTGCAGAACGTGCAGGTTTCTTACACCGCTGGTTATTCCGCTGTCCCGCTTGATCTGAAGCAAGCCGCGATTGAAGCCTTTGCCCTTTCTTATCGGCAGCGGGTTCGCATCGGTGAAAAGTCCAACAGCATGAGCGGCCAGGTAACCATCGCCTTTGACATGAGCGATGTTCCTCCGCGCTCCATGTCCATTTTCAGTCAGTACCGGAGGTTGGCCCTGTGATTTCCGTACAGATTGACGACTCAGCTTTAGAACAGCTTCAGCAACGTCTTAGTGATTTGCCGCCTCGGCTGATTGCTGATGTTTATAAGGCGCTTCAGCCACTGATCTATCAGTCGCTGCAGAGCGCAATTCCAAAATATTTTTCTGGCTCAGGCGATAAAAATTCCACGTCGAGCGTCCTGGCTTCCCGCAGCGGCAATCTCATGAATTCTGTCCTGCAATCCATCCAGGCCACCACAGACGGAGAAACGCTAACAGTAAGTATCGGATCAGATCTGCCTTATGCCGCCATCCACGAATATGGCGGATATGCCGGTCGTCGGCCTCCATTTAAAAAGAAAGACGGACAGCGGCCCTACTTGCGTCCACGTCCATATCTCCAGCCAGCGATCAACGATCTTCAACAGGCTTTGCCTGATCTGCTTGAGCAGGCAATCCAGCAGGTGCAGGTGGCGCAATGATTTTTCCTCGCGAACAAATTTACTCTGCGCTGTTTGCCACGTTACAGGCCGCACTGCTTTCGCCGGTGGGACCGTTCAAGACGGTTAGCCGGCGTTGGCAGGATCCGTCACAGACTTCACCCGCCGACCGTCCATCACTGTACCAGGTGCAAAAAGATGAACTCGTCGCTACCAGCGTCAACGGCCTGCCGATCCACGCAAAAATGACAGTCGATCTTGTTCTATACACCGCAGGCGACAGCGAGCCGAATTCAGTTCCTTCCACAGAACTCAACTCACTGCTGGATGCAGTAGAGGCTGCCATTTGCAGCGCGACACCAGGACTTTCCCAGTCCCTGGGCGGCAAAGTATCGCACTGCCGCATTGAGGGAAAGATCGAAGTCATTGAAAACGTGCTGGGATCCATGGCCTTGGCCGTTGTGCCGGTAGAAATTCTCACCACCGCATAGGAAGTTCAATTTTCAATTTGGCGGCCTTGGCCGCTTCAATCTATGGGAGTGCAGCGTGGACTCCCCAAAAGGAGAAAGAAGAAATGTTTGAATTTGGCGCAGGCACCCTGTGGGGCTTTCCGGTTGGCGGAAACACCGCCGCAAACCCCACTCCCATGAAATTCGGTACGCTGCAGGACGTTTCGCTCGATATCTCGGGCGACGTCAAGCAGCTTTACGGACAAAAGCAATTTCCTGAGGCCGTTGCCCGGGGAAAGTGCAAGATCACCGGCAAATCCAAGTTTGCTTCCATCAACGGTAAGATGCTCAATGACCTTTTCTTCGGCCAGGCCATGGGCAGCGGGATGATCAAAACCGCCCTCGATGAAGCTGCCACGGTCCCCACAACGCCCTTTACCATTACCGTTACCAATGCCGCTCAGTTCAAGCAGGACTGGGGCGTGCGCTATACGGCCACCGGCGTGCCGCTCACGCGCGTGGCCTCAGCGCCAACTCTGGGGCAGTACAGCGTCAACACTACTACTGGCGTGTACACATTTGCCGCCGCCGACACGGGCGCCGCTGTCCTGATCTCGTACACCTTTGTCTCAGCCGCTACCGGCACTCAACTCAACATCACCAACCAGTTGATGGGCTTCGCTCCCACCATCCAGATTCTGTTGGAGACCGTTTTACAACACCAACCAGTTTTCCGTCTTGTTGTATTCGGTTGTCGCGTCCAAGCTGACCTTCGCCACCAAGCAGGAAGACTTCATTATCCCTGAGTTTGATTTTGAAGCTTTTGCCAATGCGGCCGGCCAGGTAATCGACGTCTATTCCAACGAATAGCTCTTCCTCCAAATAGGGCCTGGCGCTGCTGGGCCCATTTTTGTCCGGCCACAATCAACATTTCATTCAGGAGAAATCATGCTTAAGCAGCAAACGGTATCTACTTCTTTAGGACAGCTTACGGTCTCCTCTCTCACTCTCGGAGAATTGCGCCAATTGGACACTCTATTTCAGGAAAAGGTCTCTCCCGAAGTCTCGGGCTTTACCTCGTCACTCCGATATCTGCCGGTGATCCTGAATGCCATCAGGAAAGTTCATCAGGATTTGACGGCGGAGCAGCTTGAAAACGGTTTGATCTTCGATGACTTTCACGCATTGTTCAACGCTGTCCTCGAGGTTTCCGGCTTGAAGAAGGCGGCCGCGGGGGAACCGACTCCGGTACCGGTATAGTCGATTGGCCGTTCGTTTTTGGCCACGTCGCCACCGCTACCGGATGGACTCTGCCTGACATCGAGCAGCTTACTCTCTGGGACCTCAACGATCTCATGTCTTACTGGCGGGACTATCCGCCCACGCACGTACTTGTTGCGGCCTATCTGATGGGCGGAAACAAAAAGTCTTCTGGCAGGCATCGCCCGGGTAAAATTGGGGTAAATGAAAAGGCTAACGCCGGCTTCAATTTCAATGACCTCATTCGCGAAGTTGCATTTGCTGGGGGCACGGTAACCCACAAGTTGCCTGAAATTTATCGGCTCAGTTAGAAATTCCTTGCACACTAAAAGCTGCTTTGCTACACTTTCGCCCTTTGGAGGCAATACAGCTATGGTTCGTGGGAAAAAGAGAATGTCACTCATTCAAAAAAGTGGAATCTTTTTACTATGTGTTTTCCTCGGTTGTTCCGGCAACAAAATGGACATGAGTACCGCCGAAGGCCTGGTTAAGTACTATTTCACCGATGGGACCAGCAGAATTTTTGTGAATATCGGCAGGATTGGGACCGCATGTCCCTTCTTGAATACCAAGGTGGGTGCGGAGGATATACTCCTGAATTTAAATCCGGAAGCAGACTTCTCTATGGTATTCGCTCAGTTGGCAGGCTACGTCACCGTAACTCCTGACGGCGATGGGTACTGGAAGTCAGCTTTTACTGATAAAGGGCAGAACGCGGTTAACGCCGCCGGGCATCAGCCCCAGAGTAATGCCGCTCTGAATGGATGTGATTATCAGATATTTGTTCTCGATCTTGCGAGCGCCGACCTTGTAAAGATAGCCGCGGTTAATCCTGGCGAAAAGACCACTGAAATTGACTATATCTGGAAGTGGAAGACCACGGAACTGGGACGCGGGTTGCGCGAGGACGGAAAGCTTTATACGATGTTGACTCCGCTCCAGCGTGAAACCCTGAAAAAACAAATCCGGGGAGGATTTCAAAAGGTTTCGCTTCCCGTGCCTCCAGAAGACTTTACTCAGAACGGCAGCATTCAGGCCAGAAAAGGCCCAGACGGCTGGCACGTACTGCTAAAGTGACATGGCGATAATAGTTAGTTCTCTCCTCAAAAGGCAGCCCGCAGGCTGCCTTTTTATTGCTCATCTGTCCGGGTTCAGCGGCTGCAAAATCTGAGAATCGAGCACAAAAATGGCTGACAATTTTAGTTTCAATCTACAGGCAGATAGTTCAGGCGCAGAAGAAGCGCTCAAACAGCTCAAGCAGGGGCTCGATGTGGGCAAGGAATCCGCTACGGCCCTGGGTCATGTTCTTGACGGTGACCTTTCAGAGGCCTTCAAGTCTTTGGGTGAACTGGGCAAGACTCTAGGCATCAGTCTTGACCTGGCCTTTAGTCCTCTGGAGGTTATTGCTTTTCAAAGTAATTGCTGACGTGACCGACAAGGTCAGCACGCTGATTGGCGACACTTTCATTTATACGGACGAGCAAAAGGCTCTGGATGCTCAGATCAAATCATCAAACCAGGTCATTGCCGCTTATGCCGCCCAGATAATGCAGTTGGACGATGCTTACGCAAAGATGGGCAAAACCGCCTCACAGCAGACTGCCATCGACATCGGAAAACTCCAGGTCCAGCTGAACGCCGCGAACGAGGCAGTGTACCGCTTAACGGGCGACGTTAAAGAGGCCAAAGAAAAAGCAGCCGATCCAAACAACATCAACGCGATCGGTAATGCAATGGCTCTTCCTGGCTTAAACGATCAGTTGGGAAAAGCCCAGCAGCTGCAGAAGGTGATCTTTGACCAGATGCGGAACCTTACCGAAACCTTCAAAGAACAACAAAACGCGGAATTGCTGGCAATTGCCGAGGCTGAGATCTCCGGACGGCTCCGTGTGCAGGAAGCCTCAGTAAATGCGGAAAAAACAAAATGGGACCGGATCAAAGAGCTGACTCATACGACCGCCGACGAAAACGTTTCGGTGGAGACCGGATTTGAGAACCGTTTATATCAGGTGAAGCGCGAAGCATTAAGCGAACGTCTGGGATTGATGAAGCTCGACCCCGAACGCAATGGCGCACAGATTGCGACTCTCAACCGGGATATTGAAGCTCTGGCAAAGGGTCACGAGGCTGCACTCACGAGGATCAAAATTGAGGGAGACCAGGCCCGCAAGAAGGAGCAGAATGGCCAGCAAGCGGAACTAGCCAGACAAAATCAGGAGATCATGCAGTCGGCAAAAGCGGAGAACGATGCCGCCATCAAAGCTGCCGATGACCAGCTGAAAGCATGGGATGAATCGTATAAAGGCCAGATTGAAGTTGCGAAAGTAAGGAACGAAACCGACATCCAGTTGATTGAACAGCAATTGGCAAAAGGGCAGATTACCCAGCAGCAGGAAGTTGCTCTAGTGGCCAAAGCTAAAGAGAATGAACTGGCCCTGGAGATTTTCTACCAACAGCAGCGTCAGGCACTCTGGGATAAAGATCCCAAGAAGGTCCAGGAAATCCAGAACGAAATCAACAAAATTAAGGCCCAGAGTGAGTTGGTGGCCGCCAAAGGGCAAACCGATAGTCTGAAGCTGCAGGAGAAAAACCTTGACCAGTTCTTTTCCAAGGTCAAGAGCGCAATGGACCAATCTATTAAAGGATTTCTTACGGGCACAGAAAGCTTCAGCAAGGCGTGGCAAAACTTGTGGTCAGGCATGGTGGTTTCAATGGCAGAAAAGCTGGCGGACATGCTGCTCAAGTGGATTGAGCACCACGTTGCTCTGCTGGTGATTCATACCACGGAAAAGGAAAATGAGGTTGCCACGGAAGCTGCCGCTTCAGCCCAGTCCAAGAGCATCAGCTTGGCCGATTCACTCGCCAAGATTCACCACTCAGCCGCTTCAGCAGCGGGGCGCGTATATGACGCTGAAGCCTATCTTGGACCTGTTATCGCTGGGCTGTTGGCGGCTGGAACTTATACCGCTGTGCTGGGCTTTGGGGCCATGGCCTCCGCCGAAGGTGGCCAATACATCGTTCCAAATAATCAGCTCACCATGCTTCACCCGCAGGAGATGGTCTTGCCGGCTGGAATCGCCAATCAGATGCGGAGCGTGATCGGAGGCGGTGGGACCGGCGGGAGCGGAGTGACGGTTGTCGTCAATCACTCCGTCAGCGCCGTCGATGCGTCGTCCTTTCAGGGACACATACGGCGGCACAGCAACATGATTGCCAATGAAGTCACGCGGGCCCTGAAGCGGAAAGGAGTCACCCCATGAGCAATATTGTTTTTCCCAAAATCCGCGGGCTGGGCTGGACCGTAACCAAAAATCCCACGCTCTCTACTGATATTCAGACCTCACTTGCTGGGCGTGAAGTGCGAATCCAAAATTACCAGAACCCGATCTGGGAATTTACGCTTACCTATGAGTATCTTCTGAACGATCCGAAATCGAGAGATGAAACCGATTCCACGCCCCTGGAACAATTGATTGGCTTCTTTCTCTCGCGCGGCGGCCAGTTTGACGATTTCCTGTTGAACGAAAGCGATCTTACGCAACGCCTGGAAGATTCGGTCTATTCCGGTCAACCCATCGGGACTGGTGATGGCGTAACCGTCAACTTTCAGCTTGTCCGGAACATAGGCGGGTTTCTGGAAGCCTGCCAGAACCCCGCAAACCAAAGCGCCACGGTGTACGTAAACGGAGTCAGGAAAATTCAGGGAACGGACTACACCGTGTCTCTGGGGCTGGTGACCTTTACCGCAGCTCCAGCGGTAAATGCAGCCATTACGGCAGATTTCATCTTTTTGCATCGGGTGCGCTTTGACCTGGGAACAGCGCGCAGCAATTCATCGAATGCCAGCGGGACCAGGGAAGGCATTGAATTTGGAAACTTTTATTTCAACCTGTACGAGTGCAAGGAAGTGCAGTTGATTACGGTAAGGAAATAAACCGAGCCTTTAGCCGTCAGCTCTTGGCCCTTAGCTTGTGGCATTGGCTTAGCTATTAATGCGGAGAGCTTGGGCGACATTGGGTGGTTCAAAATAATTTTTCTTTAAAAGCCGCTGCTCTGGTGTAAGATGCTGGACTTTGGAGGGCATCATGGACGGGTTGTGTATGTTTTGGAACTGCTGATTGCGATAGTGGCCTTATTTGCGCTGTTACGATTATTCAGCATTTTCAAATGATGTGAAGGCGATTCGAGAACATATATGCAGCAGTAGAGAAAGTGCTGATAGTGCGGCTTCGGCGGCCAAAAGCGGAAGCGGTCCGCTAGGCTTATGAAGCGTTGGGAATTATTAGCAGGAGGCATCGTGCTTCTAGTCGCATTACTGATCGTGCCGCGACAATTGTGGCTGCACGGTAAACGTGAGCGATTTAAGGAGCTAACATCACAAGTGCCAAACTGCAGGACCCTTCCCTGTTTGGAGAAGCTGACCGTAGATTTACAAGTCCTGAATGAGGAGATTGACCATCGCCCCTGGTATGTCTGGGGAGATGTCGATTTGAAATAATCAATCAAACATTAATCAGACCAAGCAGCCTTACGGGGCTGCTTTTTTATTTGCTTTAAAAAGTTCTTGTCATGCCTCGGCTTCTGGCCTTCGTCCATTCCCGGGTATAGAGACCTCTCGCTTCGCTTCGAGGCTTTGGAAAACGATATGAAAACACCTACCAATATCGGCGGCAACAACCTGATTACTTTCCTCGCCAACAACACGGCATTAAGAATGGCCGACCTCTACACCATCACGCTCAAAAGCGGAACAGTGCTGCGCTATACCACCTGGGATACCTCGCTCACGGTTCTGGGCAACACATTCCTTACCGGCTCGCCCAGTATTCAAAGGACCGCCATTGAAGAAACTTTGGGCATGGACGTAAGCACCATTGAAGTCACGCTGCAAGCCAATCTCACGGATTTAGTGAACGGCGTTCCTATCCTTCAGGCCATTGGTCTGGGATTGTGGGATGGCGCGGCTTTCCGGATTGACCGGCTGTTTATGGACTCCAGCGGCAATCAGATTGGGACTGTGATCAGGTTCTCAGGTTTCATAGGCCCGGTGGATGAGCTATCGCGCAACTATGTGAAGTTTACAGCCAACTCCGGAACTGATCTTCTTTCCATGCAGCTTCCGCAAATCATTTTGCAGCCGGGCTGCACCAACACTCTCTTTGACGCGCGCTGTGGATTGAACAAAGCCAGCTTCGCCGATTTCAACATTGTGCAGGCCGGAAGCACGGTCAATAAGCTCATCTCGCTTTCCCCCAAAGCCGATGGCTATTTTGACAATGGACAGCTCATTTTCACGTCTGGCGCAAATAACGGACTGGTAAAGGCCGTACGGTCGTATGTTGGGCAAAGGTTTTTTTTCAACTCTCCGCTGCCCTTTGCCCCGAATGCTGGCGATGCATTCACGGCTTATCCCGGATGCGACAAAACCCAGGCCACCTGCACCAACAAATTTGCCAACCTGGTGAACTTTGAAGGCTTCCCTTACGTGCCAGTACCGGAAACAGCAATATGAGCGCCCGTGGCTGCAAAGCGGTAAAGGTGACGTGCGGAACCTGTGCCGGATCAGGGAAAACCACCGGGCTGAACAAGCGCACCCTTGCCGCTTCCACCGTTACCTGTAGGACGTGCAGAGGCAGTGGGCAAATCCTGGCCATACGTAAGCCACAGAGCCGTGCGGCATAGCCCGACGCGGTAAAAAAGGACAATCAAATATGTCACGCATGATTGACTGGAGCGATGTGCTCCGAGTTACGCAGAAACTTGGTTATCGGATCATCAACCGGAAGGGTTCGACCCGAACTTTTATGAGCGGCCAGCGTGAACCTTCAATCGTTACTTTCCACGAACCGCACAACGGACAGGTGATCTATGAAACGCGGGTGCTCAAGCGGCTTCGTATCACTCAGACCCAGCTTGCGGAGCTTGCGCAATGACGCCGGAAAAGCGGGCTGAAATTGTCCGCAAGGCCAAAGAATGGCTTCGCACTCCCTATCACCATCAGGCCAGTGTGAAAGGGGTGGGAACGGATTGCGCCATGTTTCCTCTTGCGGTTTATCAGGAATGTGGAGTAGTGCCGCTGGACTTTCAACCTCCTGAATATTCCGTGCAATGGCATCTGCACCGTTCAGAAGAGAAATATCTGGAAGCGCTTGCGCCGGTCATGCGCGAGCTGAGACCGCACGAAGCATGGAAGAACCATGATGGAACTGCGACATGGACGCCGATTCCGCAACCGGCCGATTTCGTGATCTTCAAGTTTGGCCGCGCCTTCAGCCATGGAGCCATCGTGATTGACTGGCCACTGATTATTCACTCCTACATCCCGCACGGAGTCATGCTGAGTGATGCGGAACGTGACGGCGAATTAATTGGCAGAGAAAAGAAATTCTTTGAGGTAAATGCATGGGTCTAGCAGGCGGCAAAAACGGCGGCAGTTCGGCGCTCGCGTCCAAGCCCAATCTGCTGAGTGCGCTCAGGGTCCAAACCAGCTCTTACGGTCAGGTCATCCCTATTATTTATGGGCAGAACCGCATCGCAGCACGTCTGCTCTGGGCAGGAGATTTTACTGCCATTCCGCACACCAGTACACAAAAAGTTGGCGGTAAGGGGCTGGGATCAGGCGGTGGCAACGCAATTACAAACACGACCTACACCTACCAGACAGCCGTAGCCATGGGTTTGTGTACCGGGCCAATTCAAAATATTCACAACGTCTGGGATACCAAAGGCCGGCTGACGTTGGTAACTACGGTCACAACTTTTACCGTTCCCGGTGGCGGCGGTTCGTTTACTCCGCCGATTGATGGCAGAGTATTTCACTCCGGACGCGGGGTTGCGCGCGGTGATTCTTTCAGTTTACTGGCCAATGATTACGGCTCTGATGGCGCGATCTCTCTTTCAGGCACCAACCAGACGCCAATGGCTCTGGTAGGAAGTTCGCCGGGAGCAGGGCAGTACACGTTAAATGCAAGCACCGGAGTGCATGCTTTCTCATCTGCGGATGCTGGTAAGGTGATGACCATCACTTACACCTATTCTTTTCCAGACTCAAATTCCAACGGCCAGCCGCAGCAGAAATTGAGCCTGACGCTTTTTCTGGGCTCACGTCCGCAGACTCCCTGGACTTATCTGACCTCAGCCCATCCCGGTCAAGACCTTGGCTACAACGGGATCGCTTACGTTGCGGCATCGGCCATGGACCTTGGGACTTCAGGGACTTTGCCGAATCTCAGCTTTGAAGTGCTTGGGATCCTGCCTTTTGGCGGCGGCATCACGGACGCGGAACCATCAGCCGTCATCAATGACCTGATCACCAACCAGTTCTATGGGATGGCCGGCGTCCTGACTCTTGGCGACCTTACGCAGTACCGGAATTACTGCACCGCCAGCGGAATTTTTCTTTCGCCGATGCTCGATTCCCAGAAAACAGCGGCAGCATGGATACAGGAAATACTTGATATCACCAACGCAGCAGCCGTCTGGAGTGAAGGCATCCTAAAGATTATTCCTTATGGCGATACGACTGCCGTCGGCAACGGGGCAACGTTCCTGCCTAATACAGCCCCAATCTATGACCTGACCACCTCTGATCTGCTGGCTCCCGTGCTGATCAAGCGGCCATCGGTAGCGGACGTGATGAACTCCACCTCTGTTGAATTCGTCAACCGGGCCAATGATTACAACGTGGAGATAGCGGAAGACAAAGATGACGCCATGATCGCGGTCTATGGGCTAAGGAAAGCTTCGCCTTTGCAGGCCCATCACATCACCACTCCCACCGTAGCAAAGTTCGTTGCCAACCTGCTGCGCAAGCGGGAAGTGGAAATACGCGCAACTTACACCACCAAGCTGGGCTGGCAATTCATTCTGCTGGAATGCATGGACCTGGTAACACTCACCATTCCTGAATTGGGATACGTGAAGAAGCCAGTCCGAATCACCGCGATTCGCGAAGACGATACCGGACAACTGGAAATTGACGCTGAAGATTTCCCCTTCGGCACCGCTACGGCAACCCTGTATCCACACCAGCTCCCAAATGTCTCTCCGGCGGCGGCAAACAATGACCCAGGTTCGGTAGCTGCCCCGATTATCTTTGAAGCGCCTGACCGCCTCTCTGCTTCCGGCCAGTACGAAAGCTGGATGGGAATCTGCGGCGGCAATACCGCTATTACTGCGGCCAGCAATGCATCACCTATCCAAATCACAGCCGTGGGACACAAGTTCAAGACCGGGCAAATCGTCGATATTGTAGGAGTGTTGGGCAACACCGCTGCCAACGGTACATGGCTGGTTACGGTGGTGGATGCTAATAACATTACCCTGAACGGCTCTACAGGAAATGGGGCCTATACCTCCGGCGGCCTGGTACTGAATACTGATTGGGGCGGTTGCCGCGTGTGGCTCTCCGTCGATCCTATTACTCCCAATTACCGCGAAATTGGGCGCGTTGCCGGACCGGCCCGCATGGGCACATGCACCAATCCAATAGGCGTGCTGGCTGACCCCGATCAGATCACGATCAGTTCTATTTCCCGCAGTGGTGGAGTGGTAACCGTTAATCTGAGTTCAGCAGCCCTTCCCGGTGGCTTTGTCGCCAACCCCACTGTACAGATTTCAGGCGTCACGGACCCAAGCTTCAATGGGACCTTCATTATTGCCACTTTTCTCACGTCTACGCAGTTCACATACAGTCAGGCTGGGCCAACCGCAAGTTCAAGCGGAGGGCTGGTCCAGGAAGTACTCAAAGTGGATCTCACGCAATCGGGCGGGATATTAAGTTCAGGAACGCAGGCGGATGCGGACAATTTCCGTACGATATGCGCCATGGATGTGGGCACCGCGTTTGAGTTGATTGCCTATCAGGTGGCCACGCTCACGGGTACGAATACTTATTCCCTCACCTACCTTCGCCGCGGGGCTTTCGGATCAATCCTGAACGTGCATGGCGCTCCCACCAGCTTTTTGCGTCTGGATGAGGCAGTGTTCATTTACGAAATTGATCCAACGCTGGTAGGAAAAACGCTGCATTTTAAGTTCACCAGCTTCAATGTCTTCGGCCTGATGGAACAATCGCTGGCCAACGCCACAGATTACCCATTCGTATTTAACGGCAATTACAACAATGGCGGGTTTGCATCGAATGATGCCGCCGTGGATTCCATCAACAATGCCGGGGCGTGCAATATCCGGGCCTATCTTTCACCTACACCTGGGACCTCGTACCACGCCTATAAGCCGGATGGCACCGTGAGGACAATTGCCGGGCAGTCGCTTACGGTTGACGCCTTTGGGGCAGCGCTGAGTTTTTCAACTCAGTATTACGTCACCTATTCACCAGTCAGGCTGACGCATCGGGCCTATCTGGCTTATTCGGATTTCATTGCCGGTGCAGCGAATGGCGAAATGCGCGTGGGCGTGATTACCACCATTGCGGCGGGCGGCGGTGGCGGTACCTCTGGCGGTGGGGCATTCCATGGCGGTGGTGGTGGTAAGGGCGGCCCCGCATTGCAGGCAACCTGATTTAAAAGCAGCGCAAATTATTCCAAAAATATTCTGGAGATTTTCATGTTGAAGAAGATTCTGCTTCTCTCTGTGTTCCTCTGCGCCCTCTGTGGTCAAGGCTTTGCTCAAAACCTCACCACGGTTTCAGGGTCAAACATAACGGACTTGAACGGAGCCAAGCTTGCCATCGGACAACTTTGCTTTCAGGGTACAGACCAAAGCGACAATCCTATCGCCTTCGGGATCGGCGGCGGCGGGCAGGCTTTGAAGCGGCAATACTGCTCCGCTGTGACCGCAGGCGTGGTGACTTCATTCACCGTTCCGAACCCGGCAACCACGAATCCCACGGGGATTTATTACCGGGTGCGCGTAGTGGATTCCAGCACCGGGCAGGAAGTGTTGCGGTACCAGGGTGTGACCTTTGCCGGAGCGACCTTCAATTTTGATAATTACACGCCGGTAATCAGCGGGGCATCGCTCGCGCCATTGACGGGAAACAGCGTCAGCGGAAACCTGAGCGTCACAGGGAACGGCGCATTTACAGGGACAGTCACGGGATCGAATATTCCGGGCAGCATTCCGGGCGCGGGGGCGTGTACAAACCAGTTTGTCAGGGCTTTGAACACAGCAGCGCCTCCCACTTGCAACACGGTGGGCTCGGCTGATCTGGCTTCCGGCTTGACGCTGGCCGGAATTACGAATACCAGCAACGTGATAGTGAATCCTGTTTCTACGGCCACTGGGGCTGCGCTTACCGTAGGTGGAACATCAACCACTACAGGCGGAATGAGCATAGCTATAGGAGCCTTGGGGGCATCAACCGAACGTGCAGCGATTGTTCCTGCTGATGGTTCATCTGCTGCGTTCAGGGTTGGGGCTCTGTCAGTGCGAGCTGTAAGTGCCGGATTCCTGGCTGGAGCTGAACTCGCTTCATTGAGCTCATCCGGTATTACTTTCAAGACCGCTACCGGAACTTTGCCGGCCACCATCACAAACGACACGGCAGGTGGAATTGTGGCCACAAACAGTTCGGGAAAGCAAACTCGCATCATTGATTCTGGGGGCAGCCTCTATATCGGCCAGGGTGGCTCTCTCTTGATGTTTGGCAATACCTCTGGGTTTACGACTATAGGCACAGACGCAGTTGCCTCTGGAAATGTCGCCGTCAAAGCCGGAACCTATAACGTGTTGGGCGACACGCTCACGCAGACCATGAGCAACAAGACGCTGGCGGGCACTACGCCATTCAACCGACTTCGAGCCAATCAGGGAACGGCGCTGGCTTCGGGCAACTTTGTATTTTCAGCAGGATGGGGAACGACTGCATCCATCGGTTCGATTGCTGGCACTGATTCGGCTTTCACTTTCGCGATGACCAGCAATGGTACCGGTCAAGCAGTGAATCCGACAATCACGCTCACTTTTGCGGATGGCACATGGACGAACCCGCCCGTCTGCGTCGCATCACCAGGGCCAATCGGCGGACTAAACCCGATTTGGATTGTCAGTTCAATAAGCGCAACGCAGTTGGTGGTTTTTGCGAATTTTACGCCTACTGCGGGTGTCGCTTATGGTGCGCAGGTTATCTGTGTAGGCAAGTAATGCTTACGCATGATCTTTAGCGGTGGTAGTGATGTCATCGGAATTGGCTACCACAATTTTTTCCTGGCAGACATCGCACCTAAATTCAAGTGATTCGCCAATTCGCCGAAGAACAATATCTCCATTTTCTGACTTCCTGTTAAAGTCTGCGATTAGCAAAGAATATCCTTGAGGATTGGGGAAATTGAACACGAGGGCTATAAAGCGGCCCCCGTGTTCTTCCCAATGATTAAATGTGTTTTCCATTGCAACACTCATTCTACTATCACTGGATTTTGTGTTGTTACCTTTGATTTTTCCGGCACTCCGGTCGCAACTTTGTCGTATGTAGTGAACGTTATTTGTATTGGGAAATCGATGGCTTGATTAGCAACCCGCTTCCACATGACAGCATGGTGATCTTTTCAGCCTTATCGCTAAGAAAATCGTCCACTGCTTTTTTTGCGCCGGGGCAACTGCTGAAACCGTAGTCATCGAAAACAATCATACCGCCAGGATTCATGCGCGGGTAGAAGAACTCGATGCTGTCGGCCGTGGGCTGATGCAAATCAACGTCGATATGTACAAATGAAAAACGACGGTCTGCTACATCCTCAAAGCGATCTGGAATCCAGCCTTTGTGGATGCTGATGTTCCCTGCAGGCCGCTGAAAGTTTTCCAGGGAGCAACTGAGATCGCCTTTATGCCAGTAGCTTCCATCGTGTTTGTCTGGGCTGGATATGCCCTCGAAAGAGTCAAAGATAAAATGCGTGCGCGGGGTGCCTTGAGTGGCTTTACATATCAGGTATGACCCTGCGCCTTGGTACGCTCCGCATTCTGCCGTATTGCCCGGCACGTCATTCGCGATCAGCGCCAGTTGGTAAAGCATCCAGCGCCTGTCAGAATTGAACCCGTGGAGTTCGCCAAACCGCGTCAGGAACGCATTAAACTCTTCATCTTCCCACCAAAGCAGGTTAGGCCAGGGAAGGCGGTAATTTGGCAGTAACCATTTGGTTAGTCTGCAAACCACCCGCCAGCGCCAGTCGTGGCGCATAGCGGGCTTGGTAATGACATCAAATAGACCTCGCAACATGCGAGGTTAGTTTACCTTACCGGATTTAATAGCGTGTTCCGGGCGGCGGGCCTTCTTCGGTAATGTTGCCGCTTGAAGCGTAGATACCAAGAGCGGAAAAGAAGAGCCCTACAGAATGATGAAAGAAGCGGCAATCAGCCACGCCCATCAACGAAATGAGAGCAAAAGTATCATTGGAATGGATTTTATCACTGAAGCGTGAACTCTCCATTGAATTGGTTCAGTGAATCTTCCGCGCTTGGAGCACAAAACCATTGGCCGCAAGCATTGTCAAGCGCGGCCATGCGTCCCAGAACTTTTGCAAGGGCAGTCTGCGGCGCGTGGTGATAAGTTCGGTTTGTAGTCTGATCTCTTTCAACATCTCCCGCAATGCAATTGGATCAAAAAGTTGTTCGATGTAGATATGCTGGATGGGTTCGATTGGGCAGACGCCAGGCCGATAAAATGAGGCTGGAGCTTGGTGGCTCTCTGCGTACCATCTGGCAGCGGTCTCGACTTGTTCATCCGAAAAACAGAAGGTCCCACGGGCTATCATCTCGCATTCTTCTGGCGTCAGAGTGGGAACCGCAGCGGCGGCGATCTTCTTGCGGGAATCAGAGAATGGATTAATTACGCTGTGACCGTGGACCGTTTCCCCCGGGGCCGTTGGCGGCCCGTTTTCAAATCTATTCCAAATGTCTTGGTTGAATTTTCTTCGGATTGGAGATCGCGCATTGTTGCCATCTGAGATGAACAGAATGCCACCAGGCTTAAGCACTCTCGCCATCTCAGCCATGAAAGCTTTGAAATCAGCGCAGACTACATGCGAAATGACCTCTACCAATGTCAGGCAGTCGAAAGAGGAATCCGGATAAGGAAGACCGTTCGCTGCATCGCCAGCAGTGAAATGAACCGGCAACGTGGGATCGAACGCTGCCTTTATTTCGAGTGATCTCCTGAAGGCTTCCGGGATAAGTTCTATGCCCTGGACTTCCCGTGCGCCGAGCAGGGCAAACAGCAGGGAAGTAAACCCGTAGCCAGAACCAACTTCGAGAATGGACTTGCCCTCTCCGTGCAGGCGTCGGAAAGTGGTTATATAAAAATTAAGGTTCGCCCGGTCGAATGTGCTCCACACCTCCATTTCAGAGCGAACCTTTAGCAGTGCTTCAATTCTCTCGTTCATCGGCAAAAGTTTATCACTGAAGGCGTGAACACTCGTTTGAATTGATTCAGTGATAAACTTTTTTCCATGTCGCAAGAGGACCTATGGGAACATTTTCAAAATAAAGGCGTTGAAGCTTTCAGTTTGGCAGGTGGACGCCTAAGCTCGTTATTGAGCTATGCTGAATCACAGCGCCACGAACGCGGGGTACTGCTGAACATTGGGTGCGGCAATGGGTATCTTGAGTTGACAGCAAAACAGCGCGGATGGGTTTCGATATCTGTGGACCCTGACCCTAGAGCAGTTGAAAGGCTGCGAAGCCAGGGAGTGGAAGCTCATTGCGGCATGATCGAAGCGTTGCCACTCGATTCCAATAGTGCTGATGTCGTCATATGCAGCGAGGTCTTAGAGCATCTTTCACAAGAGGTAATGGAAGATGGGCTGAAGGAAATACAGCGAGTGCTAAGACCAAAAGGAGTCTTAATTGGCACCACTCCTTACCGTGAAAACTTGAAAGATCTTGAGATATTCTGTCCGCATTGCAAGACGATATTCCACCGCTGGGGACATCAGCAGTCTTTTGATGAAGTGAGCATGAGACAAGCAATCAGCAGGTATTTAGAGGTGAAGCGGATAGGCCCCAGGTTCTTCCCGGTATGGCAGACGAACTGGAAGGGCAAAGCGCTGAATGCAGCGTTGCTTGCCCTCTCATGTGTCGGTGCACACGGCAAATCCTCCAATCTATTCTTCGCAGCAGTAAAGCAATAGCCGTGTTACTGAAATTTGTGAAATGAAAATGTCACTCATCTAAGTTGCCTTGAAAAGCGAACGCGATTCGCGTAATCCATCACAGACTAAATAAAGCAAAGTCAGAAAAGTTTGCCACGTCAGGGTCGGCCATGACTTGGATAGGGCAAGAACACGGTTAAGGTAAGCTGCAATACCAGTTAGCAAGCCAGCCCCGCGCACAGCCGAGACTTCATTCCAGATCCATTCACAGGGGAATCTATGCAAATCCACTTTACTGAATTCCTTACTGCCGCCAATTTGTTTGTGTTGCTGGGGATCTACCGCAAGATGTCCATCATCGTGTATCAGCACAAGCTCATGTGGAGCGACTTTGCCGAGCGCAAGGGCATCAGCGCCAACGGCAAGTCCGCGGCCAGCCTTTAACAATCACACTCTGCTTTTAACCCTGCTTTCAGGTGTACTCCAATGAAACTCACTCAACGTGAAAGGTTTCTGGCCAAGGTCTGCCCGGACCCGGCAAGCGGATGCTGGCTGTGGCAAGGGTTGGTGCGTCCGGATGGATACGGAGCAACGCGTTTTGACGGGAAAGAGCATGGCGCGCACCGGGTAGCCTGGATGCTGTTTCGAAGCGCGATTGCGCCGGGGATGGTGGTATGCCACAAATGCGATGTGCGTCGCTGTGTGAATCCCGAGCATTTGTTTGTTGGCTCCGCGGCAGACAATGCGCGCGACATGACAGAAAAATGCAGAAGCCCGCGCGGCGAGAAACATGGGTCGTCCAAGCTGACGGAGGAGCAGGTGGGCAAGATTAAACAGATGCTGATGGAAGACCGGCTGTACATGAGTGAGATTGCCCGGGAATTTGGCGTGTCTGTGACTACGGTGCGGGCGATCAAGGTAGGGAAGACGTGGAAGAACAGGTCTTAGCCGTTAGCTCTTAGCTCTTGGCCATTGGCTCTTAGCAAATGGCAATTGGCAAAAACAAATGGCTCTTAGCTTTTGGCCATTAGCTCTTAGCTTTTCTGCATTGAGCTTAGGACACAACGTCCACCCTTAAAAGTGCAACACGCGGACATCAATCCTGCCGAGAAACTTAAATTCTTTGATCCATTCAATCCAAGGAGGCAATTCATGGCCGATTTTAAGGCGGCGTTTGACTTTACGATGCAGCATGAAGATCCAACCCTTTCCGGCAAGGTCACCGTGGATGCCGGCAGGCGCACGCAGTTTGGCATCGCGGCAAAATTCCATCCTGATTTGCCACAGGAATTCTTTGATGGACCCGCTGAAGACGCGCTGGCCCAGGCGCAGCAGATTGAAGAGCATGAATACTGGCAACCCATGCGCCTGGCCGAAGTGGAAAACCAGACCGTGGTCAACAAACTTTTTGACATGGCCGTGAACATGGGCGTGCGCCAGGCATCGATTTACGCCCAGCGCGCATTGAATGCTCTACCGGGCGTTGGTGCGCGATTGGTGGAAGACGGCGCGATTGGCGGCCAGACACTGGCGGCGATCAATGCCGCGCAGCCGATAGCTCTGTATCAAATGCTGTGCGAACTCAGCGCGGAACATTACCGACACGTGGCGGCGGTGAATCCCGCGCAGGCGGTGAATTTAAAAGGATGGCTGAAAAGGGCGGAAGGATGAGGAAGAGCAGCTCTTAGCCATTAGCTCTTTGCTCTTGCGCATGCCGGGGCTGAAGCCCCTCTTCTGAAGAGCGTTACGCGGCCATAAATGGCCGCTCTTCCACCAAAAGGCCAAGAGCCAAAGGCCAAGAGCCAAAGGCAAGAGCTAAGGCTTGTGGCTAAGAAACAAATAGCATTTTATCCCACACAGAAAAGAGGACACCATGAACCTGCAAACCTGGTTCAAGGGGCTGAGTGTGTTTGTGCTGAGCTCCTTTGTTACTGCACTCGCCACCATGACGATTGATCCGGCAAGTTTTAACTTTTCCCGCGCGGGACTGACGAAAGTCGGAACTGCCGCGGTCATTATCGGGGTGAAGGCCGTGCTGCTGTATCTGAAGCAGTCACCGTTACCTGGAAACCAGCCGGCCCGAATCGCCGACTGGACGAAGATCACCAGCGTGCTGGCATTTTGCGTAATCATTCCGGCGACCGCGCTGCTGAGCGGATGCATAAGCTCATGGGACCAGACAACCTATGCGTCACTGGCGGCGAGCAAGGCGCTGATTGATTGCGCCGTGGCCGGTTATAACCACTTTGACGCCGATATCCGGCATGACTGCGCTGCCGATCCGCAGGATGCAGCGTTTGATCCGCAGACGTTTTATCTGCCGCAGACGCGCGAGGCGCAGCAGGCAGTGGAGAAAGCCCGGCAGGCACAGGTGGCGGCGGTGGAAGCATTTGCCGCGTATGCCGTGGCCAAAGTAGCGAAAGACAGCACGGCAACGGTACAGGAAAAGCAGGCAGCGGTGATCGGGTATCTGGCGCAGTTTCCCACGTTGTTGAGCGCAGTGCGCGGATTGATGGGGAAACAGCCGGTGAGTGTTGTGCGTCCGGTGATGGTGCGGGACCCGGTGATGGCGATAGCGGCGTTGCGGCCGGCGACCTCAGGGGCTAAAGCCGGTTTCTTTTGAAAGTCATTTACGCGGCCATGGCCGCTCTTCCAACCGCTCGTGCTGAAGCGCAAGGTCCTCACCCCTACTCCGGCGCTGATGAAAACGCGCCGCTCGTAGACGAGATTCGTGATGACGAATCATTTTGGACCGCTGTTTTCGCGACCCAGTTTTCTTCAATGAAAAACCTAAAACCAAAAAGCCAAGAACCAATGGCTAACTACCATCACCACTACTGATTTTTCACGAGGTGCAATCATGGCAACAAATTCTGTGACAACAATTTCATCGGCTGACAAACTGAAACAGGCGCTGAAAACGGTGACCGATGCAGCGCTGTTTATCGAGCAGATTCTTGCTGCCGGCGGCGTGGACGGATTCGACGCAGCCGGGGCAGAGCGCGTGACGGCTGCTTTTGGGAATCTGGCGGCGATCGCGATCCAGGCGGCGCATGATGCCGCGGGCAACGCAGTGACGCCGGAAAGCGTTATGGCGCTGATGCCGGTGAGTACGCCGTTGTCATCGGTCGTCGAATAGTCCAGGGCTAAAGCCCTTTTCTTTAGAAAAACTCTTAACGCGGCCATAAATGGCCGCTCTTCCACCGTTGAATCCAGGGCTAAAGTCCTTTCTTTAGAAAAGCCTTAACGCAGCTATAAATGGCCGCTCTTGCACCACAGTTATGTCGCCCTGATAGGGGCTACGAATATTTATTGTTACCTCCCTCATGGCTTTGCATTCCCACCCCACCACACGAAAAACGCGCGTGGTGGGGAAACGGTTCGCTCGCCCCAGGGTGGACTCAATAATTTCGCGCCTTCGACGCTTAGACCCGGCGCTGGCGGTCGAGCAATATAAGGTGCGAGGGGGAATAGTGCGAAGACCACGTCAAGGCCCATATCGGAACTGAAGGGGCGGAGGCGAGAAGCGAGCGGATACAAGCATAGGGCCGCTGTCGGTAGCGAAGGACCGGTTGAAGGCGAGATGGATTTCAGGAGAACACAATATGTAGTTGTCCTAGGCCTCTCGCTTGAGCACATTTTGTTGTGGCGAACACAATACGAATAAAATAGAATAGCTCTCGAACCCAAGTACACGGTGCACCCGGCTACTTCCCTACGGCCGGAGCGCTGAAGCAAGGCACGGACCTATGAGAGTGATGACCCCATTGCAGTTTCACACACTTCCATTTGAGGAGGCAGCCCGGCAGTGGCTGGAGATAAAGAAGATGCACAGCAAGAAGCCGCGAACGATTGAGATGTATGAATGGTACATCCGAAATCTGCGGAAGGTGTTTGAAGGCGTGTTGCTGTCACAGATTCATATTGGACATTTTCTGGAATACCAGCAGCAGAGACGGCTGGGCGCGGGCGCCTCTTGCGTGAACCATGAGCTGAATACGATGGCGCAGATCTTGAAGATGGCCGAGCTGTGGGACCTGGTTGAGAAGCATTACAAACCGCTGCCGCTGCCGAACTGGACGCCTCCGAAGGTGCTGACGGCGGAAGAAGAAGAAAGATTTTTTCGCGTGGTGGCAGGGAACCCGGATTGGAGCGTGGCGTACTGGGCGGTGTCGCTGACGAATAATACGTCGGCGATGGGAATTGAGCTGTGGCATCTGCAACTGAGGCATGTCTTCCTGGAGAATGAGCCGCCAACGATCCATATCCCAGATACGAAGGTGAAGAACGAATTTCGAGCCCGTGTGGTGCCGCTGAATGCAGTAGCGGCAAAGCAGGTACGGAGGATCGTGGAGCGGGCAAAGCGGCTGGGAGCGTGGCGTCCGGAGCACTATATATTTCCGTTTCGGGTTAAGCGCGGGAGCTATGACGTGGCCAGGCCGGCTTCGCCGTACTTTATACGGTCGGCGTTTAGAAGCATGCGGCGCACCACAGGACTGGAATGGCTCCAGCCGAGAAACTTTCGCAACCAGATCATCACGAAGCTGTTTGAGTCGGGAGCGCCCGATGAGACGATTATGTCGATTGCGGGACATCAGTCGATTAAGATGTCGAGGTATTATTCACGGATAAGGATCACGGCAAAGGCGGAGGCGCTGGATGCTATTTGTCCTGGGATGAGGAGTACGTGA